TTGATGTTCGGCTTCTTCATCGAACCGCTCCTGTCCCCCAATAAATTGAGAGCCAGTCGCGGGAAGGGTAAAGATAAGCCAGAACCACCGGCATCAACTCTTGAGGCGCGAATAGCAGGCGTTGTCGAGCGCGTGAAACCAAGCCACGTACCTGCGATTGAGTTTGAAACGTGGTATGGCACGCCCAGAAGCGAAATAGGAGTCGCACCCGAAACGCCCTCAATCACAATCTTATCGCCAACAGCCACACCACCCGGAATCGTAGCGACTCGAATGGTCTTCGTTGGGACATCACGGAAAACAATCTCCGGCTCATCACCCGGAACCGTCTTCTGTGCTAATGCTGACGAATACAGGTTAATCTTCTGACCTTCCATCAAAAGCTTAACACCGAAGTCAACATCGAGAACAATCGTATCGAAGCCGCCTGCGTTTGACGTAGCAGTAACGGTTCCGAGAACGCCGTTTCCACCCGTCATGCACATAGAATCCATGTGCGCACGGAAGTGAGGCATTGCAGATGCCATGTTCTTGTTGAACACGCTGATGATAGCCTTTGCATCACCCTGCGTTGCCCATTCCGCCTTCTTCGTCCATTCCAGTGCATAACGGAAATCGACGATTGGAATGACGGCATTCTCGTAGTGTGGCCCAGAGCCACGTCCAAGATTGCCACCGTCAGGATTGTACTGTCCAAAGTATCCACCCGGTGCAAACTGGAGTGGAATCTTCATATCCCGAGTGTTAACGGGAACTGCATCGGTGCTCTTTTCGACCTGAGAATAGAAGGTGTCCTCAATCTCGTAGAGGACCTCAATCTTCTTCTCAATCTTTTCGAGCTGAATTGCAAGTGTATCAGCTACGTTCTGCGGATTCAGGGGTGTCGCCACGCGTTTTCTCCCGGTCTAATAAATCATTAACCGTTGAGAAAGTCAATCTCCTTCATCTTTCCGGTCTTAACCGCAGTGACTGCGTCCTTGTTCACATTGTTTGCGCGTGCTGAAACCTTTGAATCAGTTCCAGTCGCACGCTTGTGTACCGAAGGACGAGCCTTGAGATTAGTTCCTTTAAGAGCTTGGGAGCGAACTTTCTTAATAATGGTTGGGAGTGCTAACTTTGCGCGTGACAGATACGCGGATGCTACCCTGTCCTTCCACTCCGTCGAATATCTATTTGAAGCTGCCTGCTTTAACAAACGTTCCATATTGGAACGATGAGCGGGGTCATCTCGAAGGACGCTTGCGAGTTCGTCCATAACATCACGCGTAATCGAGCGACCTAAGAATGGACTGACTTCATCCGGTAAATTCTTCTGAACGATGTTCGTAATTGTCTTGCTTGAGTTCGTTAAGATGGAATCAACAAAATTCTGATGCTGCCCCCTCAGAATTTCCTGATTCTCTGCTCTGAGTCGTTCCTTCTCAGGGTCCTGTTCATTCGTTGGCTGCTGAATCCGCGGAGTAGGCGCATCAATCTTATCATCACCGAACATCCATTCGTGAACATTCAGTGCAGAGTTCATGAGATTGTTGTTCCCATTCCGCTTGCCATCATTAAACGCACTCTTAATCATGTGCTTGATGACAGGCTCAGTTACCGCTTGGAATGCCGGGCGATTCTTTGATAACAAAGCGGGCAAGAAGTTTTGTATGAAACTCCGCTGCTTGTTAACATCGTACTCGCCCAGCAATTCAATAAAATCTCCGGGGTCTGCTTGTGAAATACGCTGTTCCCCAGCTTTGAGTTTATTCAGCTGCTCGTACGATTCCCTAGCGTCTTCGACAGTGGGAAAGAGTTTGCTATAGTCTCGCTCACGAAAGAAGGTTGACCTGAGTCCTGGGAAGTCTTTGAAGAGTTTAGGATACTTGGCGACGAGCTGTCTGTACGTAGGTTTACCGTAGCCAGTGCCAATCTTCTCATCCGATTCTTCGTCTTCCTCGTCGTCCTCTGATTCCTTCTCCTCGTCATCCTCATCTTCCTCGTCAGGCTTAGATTCTTCCTCGTCATCTAAGATGATATCGTCATCATCTTCTGAATCTTCAGTTTCCTTAGAATCAACTTCCTCAACAACTTCAGCCTTTGCAGGCTCGTCGTCGTCGCCACGAAGAATTGCTAAGTCATTCGAACGTGTATCTTCAATCGGTGGCTGTGCCATTTGTTACGGCTCCATCGGAGCTGGGCTATTCACATTAGGTGGCGGTGTTGGTGAACCTGAACTTGGTTGACCAGACTGTGCATTACCTAATGCTGGAGTACGCGCTCCGGAGTTCATAGCTTGCACATGTTCATTATGATGTGCAAGAATTAACGAATAGACCTTAGGACTATTGAGTTTAAGGTCTTGTCCTTCTCTTCCCTGTAGGAAGGCCTTGCAAATCTGAGCTTCGACCGCATGGTCGTCAACAATTGGGTCAACCTTTACGGGGCTAACAACTTCACCCGTTGCACTAATCGGACCCATATCATCACTATCTTGTCCCAACGAAATAATCTGAAGAATTTCCCTAAACTGTTTGGTTCGGCTCTCGTCGCCTGGAATTTTCAAATCTGGCAGACCACTCAACCTCACAAGCATATGCGTATTTTCAGGACTAAAGAGAACAGCATTGATTTCATCGGAGCCCATCTTCAACAGCTCCATAATAATATCACGCTGCTGTCCCCATGGCATTGGAAGCTGATTGCCTGCACTTGGCTCAACGTGTCCAATGCGCCCACTCTGCGCGTCCGCTTGAATGGTTAAGTTTAAGAACTCACCCGGCCCAATCTGTGCGGTGTATCGCTCATCTTCTAACAGGCTATCAACATAGATGGGCACGCATTTCTGCATGACCTTTGCCCACCATCGTGTTGCAGCTTTGTGAATGAGTGATAATCTTTGTAACGCCTGTTGCCTTGAGGCCGAGTATTCAGCGTATGTTTTCGAACCACCCTGAATCGTTCCACCGTAAATTGAAGGGAATGCACCGACTAAGAGCTGCGCATACTGCTGAACCTTACTATCGAACTTATCAATTTCCTGTGATAACGTGGCGGTTCGAGTAGTAAAGAACCCCTCACCCATCGCACGGCCAGCTAATGCTTTGGCCTGCGTCACCATTCCTGGCTTTCGCCTGGTTTTTGAATACTGGTCGAAATCTAATACTTGAGGGTCAGCAAACGTCTCAGGTATCGCCTGCCCCATCGTATCGACTGTTAAGTTCACAATATCATTCTGCACTTCCTGTGGGTCAAACAATGGCTGACCAATAGGATTCATGTGCAGATGCGAACTAACCGGGGATTCCCAAATTGTCCAGACGTCATCTAACTTTTCATTCCGGACTTCGATGACTTCTTCACCGATGATTTCGGCGTATAGTCCATCGGGGAATTTCTTTTCAAGCTCCTTGCCGAGTTCGACCGAATCGTAATAATAAGCACATGGTCGAAGCCATACGCACTGAGTAGTGACGCGATTGGCGTCGTCATTCTCATAGCCTTGTGGGTCACGGGAATAACGTTCGTAGCTTGAGATATCGGAATGGCCTGCAATGTTTCGGCCAGTTCTTGCCCTTGCTTCCGTGACATGCTCATCGAACTCTAAAATCAAATAAGGCGTATCACCCTGCGTACGCGCGTATGGTGAAACCTTCACATGGTCCACACCATAAATCTTGATTTTGATTCTCGACTTTGCAACATCTTCCATCCCAACGAAGGCGGAGACTTTCTCTTCAGTCTCTACTTTCTTAACGTCTTCTGAACTACACTCGGGACAAACGATGACTGCATCATCAAGTTTAGCATCGCATCGACCACATACCCACTTGATGTGTGTCTCAGTTTTATCTTTGTACTGAGGCGTTGCAACGGTACCGTATTCCTTATCAGCATCTAGATAATGATACGCAGCAACGAGCGGTGAAACCCATGCAAGATAAACTGCGTAGGAGTAGAGCAACTCGACATCGTTATGCCGCTGAATAAGGAGAGACGCTGCAGAGTAATTCTTTGCAGTGTCGATGTCGTTCGCATTCTTTGTATCATCGGGCAGAAAGTTTACCGCTGGGACATCGATGGTGAGGGCTGCAATAACCGCTTCACCATGCGCTCGATAAACATTAAAAACGCGATTCGGCTCGTCTTCGTCGGGTTGGTAATCTGGGGATTCGTGGAACGCACGATAGTCGCGAGCCTGGTAGTCATAATAAAGCCTCTGATGACCACGAAAGAAATACTCACCCTTCTTCTTTAACAAAAGATGGTCGTCTCGGATGAGTTCATGCTCACGCTCGAATCCTCGGGCGATGTTCAGGATACTCGTTCCGAGTTCCTTTTCAACTTCATCCTTCACATCGTCCCGAGAATCTGAGGCCATGATTTACTTATCCTTCTTTTCGTCCTTAACAACGACAACCGGAGCAACTGGCTTAGCTACCTTCTTCGTAACTTCACCTTCAGGAACTTCAGACTGAATTGGAGGAACGACGTTTCCAGATTCATCAACCTTTGGCTGTCCGGTTGAAGTACGCGTTACCTGCAATTCGTTTGCAGCAGATTCAGCTGCGAGCCTATCGAGTTCCGCTGCAATCTCTTCCTCGCTTGCCTGCTGCTCTGCTGATAACTTGGCAACGTCATGAAGCGTTGCACCGAAGTTATATCCAGGAAACTTGGTATCCTGCAGCTTCTCACCAAATTCCTTCATAACCTCTGGAGCAATCTGTTCAAAGAACTTGACCTGCATGTCCTTGAAGATTGACGGTTCAGCCTTTGCAACTCGTAAAGCCACGCCAGCGCGAACTGCAACCTCTTGCCTACGATTTTCCATTCCGCAGATGTCATTCACATCGTACATGTCAAGCTCCTTTGGTAAACACGCCGGGCTTACGTAATGATTTCTTGGACGTTCGCCCAAGGATTGATTCGACAGGCATCTTCAGCTTTCCCATTTCTCTCGATGCTGCCGCTGTCATTTTACCCTTGGCATCCTTCGTACCCTTTTTCAGGCGCTTTGAAGGCTTGCCATTAGGACGATTGTCCACTTGCTGTTTCATTACGTGCGTCCTTTGCACGAGCATCATCGAGTTTCATTAACTCGGCCGCTCTTGCTTCCTGACGTTCGATGTGTTCCTGCCATCGAAGTTTACTTAAGTCAGAAAGCCGTTTACGCTCCGCTTGCTCTTTAGTTACTTGTGCATCCAACGTATGCGGGCCACGTTGGATTTCTTCAATCTGTGGCGTATCAGGGAACATTATACGTTGGGATAGTTCATCGCACCGCTCACGTTCCCTAGCAAGTTGTGACTCAAGAAAGCTCACCTGACGAGTTAAGTATTCCTCTAGCTCAGTGAACTTAGGTGGAACAAAAATCACCTTGAGGAATCTTAACAGCGCCCACCAAATTTGAATCATCGTTTTCTCGGCCGAACGCTAAAAGGAACGACTTTGCTCTCGGCATCGCGTGCGTGGATATAAAACTGAGTCATATCACCACGCTTCTGTCCTTCGCCGTAGAACTTTTCCATCCGTGCCATGTGGTCAAAACGTCTCGCTGCTCTGTTGCTCGAATCCCTGTACCGTGAGCACGCCTGCAAAAGGTATCTCACGCCATCGTATGGGTCGTCGCCCTCGAATTCTTTAACGTCCTCAGGATTCGCAGGGTCGTACACGCAATTCGGAATAGCATCGATGACCGCTTGGCAATTCTCAAATATCTGAAGTCGGGGAAGATTTGTCTCTTCAGGCTCTTCCTCAAAGAACTTCACATATTCATTATACTTGTCCTGCCCATAGTTTCTAAGTAGCTTTGATGCGAGCTCTGAGTTAAAAGCTCCAGCAATGTCTCTAGACTTTGGTTTGGGTGTCCACCTAAGATAATCGTGTAGTAGAAGCTTGCCCCCAATTCGGTCGTTAATTGCACGTTCAGGTACGTAGCCTGAATACTGCGTGAATTGCTGGTCGATAGTTTCAACGCCACGATTCTGCCATGCAGAGGGGTCGAGTGCAACTGTCTCAAGGTTATCATTTGCTGATAATCTCTTAAACTCAGAAGCCCACTCCGCAATCATCTTCCGCTTTTGAAAATATTCACGATAGAGATAAACTCGTCCATCGGGAGCAATTGCTGCCCAACCAATCCATACATGCGCTGCAAAGCCCCAATCGATAGCCGCGACACGAGGCCACCAGAATGGGATGGCAAAAGGTTCGATAACGTGACGAGCGTTAATAGGTTCGTCGGGCAAAGGCTCCAATCGGAAATTGAATACCTGTCCTTCGAACGTGTACCAATCTCCATACTTCTTCGCCCGCTTCTCTGCTTCAGTTGGTAGCATCTCCAACTTAGCAACATACGTTGGGTCGTTTTCGAGAAGATGCTTATTATCTTCGACCCGCGCTGGTAGGTAAAACCGCTTGAGCCCGGTCTTCCTATCAACGATAATCTTTAAGCCTTCTCGTGCAGGGTCAACAAATCTATTTCTGACCCATGTATGTCCAATATTACCGGGGTTCGAACCGGCCCTTGTAATCGCTGGTAGTTCTTTCGTTGACGACCGAACTCGGCTAGCTACCAAATACAAGTATTGATATTGGGTGAAGTGAGTTAGCTCATCCCAACCAACGTAGTTGTATTCGACTCCATCGTACTTGGTGATGTCCTTTTCATGTTCGGCGTGTCCAAAAGCCTGGTATCCACCGGCTGGAAAGGTCCATCGTTTCTTTTGTTCATTGTATTTCGCACCCGTTGATTCATACCAAGGGCGTGAACGGATGATGATTTCAGCTTCTAACTCAGGGAATGTCCTTCTGAGAATGAGGCCTTTGTATCGAGGGTGCAGATGCCACTGACGAATCAACGGCAACATGTAGAGGATTTCAGTCTTACCCGGACCTGCGGCACCGCCGTACAATACTTCGAAGATATCATCTGGCAACGTTGTGAATGTCTCCTGTTTACGTGTAGGAGTCCATTCAACAACTTGCGGCTTTGTTAGCGTATCTTCCATATGAATTGGGCAGTTAGTCTAAGGGGCATGTTCTTACCACGCTAGGGGAGCAAACTCTAGGGTGGTTCTACATTTTCCTCACTAAAACTGCCCAAACTTTAGATGTGAAAATGGGGCAAGCACAAGGGAGATTCTTTCGATTGGCGCCCGTTCCTAAGTCCAACGTTTCCATTGTCTAGTTTACGGAATCGATTGAATAATAAGTGCCCACCCCAAAAGGGCTAACGAACGCTACATCATATGGGGTGCTCTTTGCGAGGATATCGCGGAAGCATTTTATGATGCCCTGCCTTAAGCGTTCGCTAGCTTTGTTAATCTTATCCAACTTCAACTACGTCGTAATGAACTTTCTCACGCACAGGCGGTGCGTTGATAACCACCTGAATGCGGTTATCTGAAGTAACATCTTTAGGCCGCATGTTATCAGCAACCTTAGAAAGCTTCATAGCAACGTCGGCTTTATCCTTCGCACCTAAACATTCGATATCCGATTCCGTCAAGATACCAAGCGTAGCTAAGGTGCGGGATAGTGCGAGCTTTTCGATGTCGTCTCGCGTTGCGTTCCTTGTTTTATCTGTTTCCCTTTTCAGTTCAGGAATGACGTATCCATCGCCCGTCCGACCATTCTTCGCCTGAGAAACGGTGGAATTGCTAACATGAAACGCTTCAGCAATATCCGTTTGTTTTACTTCACCACTTGCTGCCAAAAGACCAATCGTAGTCCGGAGGAAATCTGGAATGTTCGTGTTTGCGCCACGACCAATAGATTCCTTCGCTTGGACAACGAGCGTCGTTCCACTCGTCGATTCCTGGACTTCGATTGAAGCATCGGCAAAAGTGTTCGCAGTGCGTAATAAATAATTATGTTTCGGGTCGAGGTGGTGTGCTAAGGTTTCCTTGTTTAAGAAATGCATTGTACACCTCCCCGTTTATTCCAAGTGGTAGCCACTTGATGTTGAACTAGTGGCTTGACCGCCTTGTTGTACCACATCTAGCACTTGACAGTCAAGGGGAAAAGTGCAAGGCTCGGGTCCGGTGCGCGCTATATATAGAGGTCAAGAGGTGCTTGGCTACCATGTATTATTTTAATTTTAAATTAATTTGAAAATATGGGACCCTATTTTATGGGACCCAATTTATTTTGAAAATTATATTTTCCCAATCGCAGAGTGATGTCGAGCGCCTTTAACTTTGCGCGCTGGGGGACCCGCTGCGGACGCCCATGCCCCTATGCTATCGAATGATATAATGTCCAGGTTTTGGGGCAATTCACGCGCGTAAGGGTATGGGGGGAGTACCTCGGGCTCGCCATGCGAGAAAATAAACATGTACCTCGGGCTCGAATCGTTTCTATTCCCTTGACTCTGTCCCGTGGTTTGATATTCTGACCATATGACCATTACCTCACATCCCTTGCCCAAGTGTGCAGCCGATACCTATGTTGTCCGCACTCCCGCGATGGCTTACTCTTTTGAGCCATTCACGACGCACCGCGTCGCTACGCTCGCCGCTGCCGATACGCTCGCCGCTTCCCTGCCGTCTGCTAAGGTCCTGTGCAATGGCGTTCAGGTGTGCATCTATGTCAATGGTTTGCTAGTTCAGGGAGCCCGCTAATGCTTGTCTCACGTTCGTTGCCTGAGTGCGCCGCCGTTACATACGGTGAGTCTGCCATCCGTTTCATTGACTCTGCCCTCCGCGCTACAAACGACGCGCACGCAGGCGCAGCTACGCGAGCGGCTGTATTCGCCACTCGCACCGCTGCACGCTACGCCTTGCGTTATCTCTACCCGAATGGAGCATCCTGCTAATGATTAACAAAGACGGTAGCTACGGACCACGCGCCACGCAGCACGAACTCGCCGCCCTATACGGCGAGGCGTGTGTGCGTCACTTGGAATACCTCGCCGAGGTACATCCTGACCGATGGGCATTCTATGTCGCGCTAGTAGTTGAGGATGCGATGTTTGCCGCTAACCATGGCCGTCGTGCCTTGCGCCAGTCGAGCCTACGCTAATGGAAACGAATTGTGCTGTGTGCTGTGGCTCGGGAGTTGTCGCATCCAATGGAGCCGACGATACCCGTAACGTCTGTCACGCATGCGGGGGCAAGGGAACCATTCGACTCTGCGTCGACTGCTACCAGCCCTCGGGTGAGTTCGACGTGTGCGACACTTGCTCAGACGTTCGGGAGTCGAGCTTTGACCACGAATGGAACGGCTATGACCACTAGGGAACGCTACTACCTGAACGCGCACCTTGAACGCCTTGCCGATTGGCAGACCCGGAAGGCCATTGCAGCCAATCGGGAGCGCATTATACGCCGTAGGGAGTTCAGGCGCGCCGTTCGCGCTATGTACCTCGCGCGAGCCTTGCGGGTCATCCTTGCCGATACCCGCCGAATGAATGCCCGGATAGTGGCTCAAGGCTACTAATCCAGAAACCTGGATTTAACTTACCAAGGATAGAATTATGGAAAAGCAAGCACTTTGCCCGCATTGTCACAAAGTTAAGACAACCGTCCGCTATCGCCCCGACGCCTACGCTAGGGACGTGCGTGATGAACAAGGCGCGATGATGATAGCGTGCGACGAATGCGCGCAAGCGAACGCGGACGACATCTAGCACGAACTCAGGGAGCAACGGAACAAGGCCTGCCAATCGTCGGTAGGCCTTTTCTATTTGGTCCTTGCACTGCAGGGGCGTTCTGAGTATAAAGGCAGGTATGCCGGATTCACCGGCCACTAGCAGGGAGCAAAGACATGGCACGTGTAGCAACCAAGTTCGACGACCACAAGGATTTCGGGATTCTCGACCAGCCCGAAGTCACGCATGCGGACCTGACGTCCGAAGTTGTCTCAGTCGTGGCGTCCGACAAGGACAGCAAGCGGTCGGGCGAAGTCAAGGTCACGGTGTACGCGCTCGCGGATGGCGTGGAGAATCCGCTTGAGGCGATTCTCGCATTGTTCGGTGGGTCGCAGGCTGAACTCGCCAAGTTTGCCCTTGGTGCGCGCAACGACAGCATCAGGAACGCGGGCAAGGATTACGTCCGCGATTCCATCCTTGGACCTGAAAAGAAGATGGCTCAGGTCATTGCTCGCGTTGCGCGCGGGCTCAAGCTGGACGTCGACACCATCAAGGCCAAGGTGGCGAAGAATCCCGCGTACCTCGATATGCTGTTGGAACTCGCGAAGAACGATGCTGCAGCCTAGCATCTAGTTCGTTCGGTCCGTACCTGAGCCCGGTAGCCTACATGGTGCCGGGCTTTTCTGCGTCTATACGTATCCTCCCGCCATACCCTGAGCCCTACGCTCACATACGCTCGCCCTGAGCCCTTCCGAACGCGCATTGATACGTACTGAGCCCTAAAATTTTCAGGATGCCGTAAACCTGGCGTTCGCCAATTTTGAGGGGAGCGCAGTATTGGACCCATTAAGCGGTATTCGGAACCATAAAATCCAGGTTTCTGGGTGGACTATGAAACTCGAGAATTCGGCTTATTGGATTGAGCTGTTGAGAATGAGTTATTAGTGGTAGCCACAGCCCGAAATTCCACAAAACACCTTACATCTACACCAAGGAAACACCAAGGGCTCACTAAACTAGCACGCAAGGCGCACTACGTTTCCACGCAGGGCATTTAACGCTAAGCCCTTGCAGTCGAAGCACTTAGCTTGACGATAAGCCTTGACTCCCCCTCCCCGTCTATACGTACCGGGCTCCCGATGTCCTCCTAAGGTGACATCCAATATTTTGGATTCTTTTAGTTTAGTGGCTGTTCTTATTCTTTTCTTTTTTATTTTTTTTTTTTTAATAAGAAGAATA